TGTGCCCACATGTTGTCCCGCTTGGCTAAGCCGCCACCATCTGGGCGCTTGTATTTGCGGAAGCCGCGAGCTCGTTGCTCTGCTTTGAAGGAGGCGTTGCTTGATGCGCGGGACATAGAGGCGATGGGGTTACGGATTGAGGCGTAAGCAGATCCGACTGCTCGGCCTGCGGCAGCTGCACGACGCTTGTTTTGGGGAGTGGCGCGGATGCCACCACCTGCAGCTTGTTGAAGGAGGCCGACTCCACCTTTGGCAGCTAGGAGTTGGCCTGTTTGATTGCGGAAGTCACGGGATAGGGCGCGGTTGCCCATTCGTGCTGCTTTGGATGAACTGGCAAGGCTGCCTAGAGCACCTGCACTGAGGTAGTTCTGGGCGGCAGCGCCATAGCGACCTCGGAGTGAGTTGACGTAGCCCTGACCAAACTTGGCGATGGAACCGACGTTGGCAGCGACCTCGGCAACCTGCATCGCCTTGCGCTTGACACCTTTGGTGGAGCCTTTGGCATTCGCAAACTTTCTGCTTGCTGCGAGTTTTTTGCTACTAAACCCTTCCAGGTCTCTGAGGCGGGGGCCGCCACCAGAACTACCGCCGCTGGGTTTCTTGGTAGCACCACCAGCGGTTTTGTTGCAGGTGGCTGCGCGGGGGATGTGGCTGTTGCCGCACTTCTTACCAGTGCCCTTGCCACCTAGATCAGCGCGCTGCTCGGAATCCAAGCGGGCTCGGATGTAGACGCGGCTGCGGTCTTGGATGCCGAGGTTGCAGGCTGCGATGTATTCCTGCGGGGTGAGGCTGTCATTTTTGTGGGTGCAGCCGCAGTCTTTGCCCTTCTTCTTTTTGCCATCCTTCTTCAGCTCATCTGTGTCCTCAGATGACTTTTTGTAGGAGCCGTCAGCAACCTTTTTGGAGGAGCAGGCGTCCTCGGTTGTTTCGCTGTCGTCTAGGGATTGTTGGCCCTGCTTTCCTTTTCTGCGCTTGTCATTGGACTTGGTGACACCTTCACGGCCAGAGGCGATTTCGGTGTCGTCCTTCTTCTTTTGCGCTTTCTTTTTACTCTCTGAGCGAGTATCTTCTTCGCCTTCCCGGACTTCCGACTTCTCCTTCATCTTCTCTTTGAACGCTGCAGGAATTGCCATTGGAAGATCAGTGCATGGTTTCAGTTTAGGGCCACTGGTCGAGGTGCAAGTTGTTCGAAGACTCCAGCCCTGGAGAGGTTGGTGGGTTCGATGGTGATTACTTCTTCCATTTCCTTTTGATGGCGCTCACCTGCAGCGCGGTAGTCGGGGTCGATATTGGCGAGCTCGGGGTCCCATGGTGCGAGGTAGCAGCGGCAGCGGGGGTGGATGGGGACACGGATTTCGCTGCGTTTGTAGACCTTGCCTCCTCGGGGTGCGCAGATTCCGCAGGCGCGATCATCACGGGTGGCGTAGTAGAGGACGAGGTCTATTCCGTTGGTTGCGTAGTAGAGGTTGCTGGCGTCGTTGTAGGCGCGGAGGGATTCAGTTCGGACGATTACTTCAGCGCGGCTTTTGACAACTCCAAGGCGGTCTCGCATGTCTTTGATGATGCCGTCATTGCTGCGGCCTTCGGTTATGCCCGAGGAGACAATTTGTGCAGTAGTTTCCGCAAACTTTTCACCATGCCTGCGTAGATAGCCCTTCGACTGCCGCGCAGCCGCCACCGTCGCTTCCAGCGGGACAGCAACGTCGATGCGGGGCCGGTTCCCTGCCATCTTTCCCACCAGGGCATCGCTGACATCAATGCCTTTGGTGCTGGAGCTCTGCATGAGCTTTCGGAAGATCCGGTCATACTTATCAACGCGATTGGGATTCGCTGCTGGAACCAGAGAACGGAGCTCGTTAAGGACCGCAATATCCCTCTCAGCCCGTGGAGCATTCTCAGTTCGCAACCAGACCCGAACACGACGAACAACACGATTAAAACTACGGTCGAGAGCATCATTCAATACCCGAATCGTTTGGTTCTCTTCCCGTTTCAGGAGCAGGTTGTATTCCTCAACTAGGTCCACGCATTCCCGCTCCAGTGGCAACCATCAGATAACGCTTCGTGGCTGAGAGGACTTCGAGATCTGACATCCGCTCCTTGATCAGATCTTTTGGATCGATAAGCCCAGGAAATGGGTTGCCCTCGGCATCACCACGCAGGTCTTTGAGGAGGTTGTCGATACCGGCTTGGGCGAGCTCGTCCTCGGTGAGACCTCCGAAGCCTTTGTCGTTTCCTGCAGGGTTGTTCTTGTCGAGGTATTCAGTCACCTTCTTCAGGGACATGCCCTCTTGAACAGTGTTGCGATCAAGGGTTCTGTAGAGCGATTTGCTCAGGGTNGAGAGGCGGGAAGCTTGNGAACCNCGGTTGTTGGTGCTGCCNACGATGGTGCGTGCCCAGGTTTCNCAGTTTCTGTCGAGGATGTCGTAGTTGAGCTCCTTGCCCTGGAGCTTGTTGACACGCGCAAAGAGGTCGGCCTGGCTGTATTTGGTTCCTGGCTGGCGGCCAGANGGNGCGCGCTCGAATAGTTGGCCTCCNCCACCCACATTCATTTCCATCTNGGAGACCTTGCCTTTGCCGTCATGCTTGGCTTCAGCGAAATAGTGCTCGCCGTTCTTTTTGCCCATGTAAACGGCGAAGTGCGCGCTCGGGTTTCTGGAATCGCGGTTGTAGACGAGGTCTCCCGCTTTCCAGCCCTCTTTATTGGCTTTGTCGTTGTAGTAGGCGTCTAGGGCAGTGCGGAGATCACGCTTCTCACCATCAGGGCCAACCCTGAAATCTTTGACTGCCTGTTTGACGGTTCCGGTGGCCTTTAAGCCGAAGCCTGTTTTGAGTTGGTAGGCGTCATTCGCAGCAGAGACAGCGACGGTGCCCACAACTGCAGCAACACCAACAGCTGCAACCTTCTTGCCGGAGATGCTCTTCTTGGTTTTGGTGGTTTCCTCAGCCTTGTCGTCAGGCTGCTTCTTGGTGGCAGCAGGTTTGGCTGGCTTGGGAGGAGCAGGTTGAGGGGGTTTGTAGCGGCCACCAGAGATGCTGAACTCTGATCCGCCATAGGCATTCTTTGGTGCAGATGAGCGGGGAGATGCTCCGGTGGGTTGGGAGGCGGGCTCGGATCCTGTCTTGTCTTTACCGCAGGTGTGGGACTTCGGGATGTGCGAAGCCCCGCAGGGCTTTCCCTTGCCAGTACCTCCCCCTTTCAGGTCTTCTCGCGTCTGGAGGTAGGCAGCAACTCGGGGTGGGATGGAGTCGGTTTTGATTGCAGAGGCAGGGAGCTCCAGCTTGAGCTCGATCTTGACGGTTTGGGGTGGTGGGGTTTCTTCCTCTTCAGCTTCCTTGGGCCCGAGGGGGACGATCATCTCGGCCTCGGTGGCGGGGAGGTGTTCGGGTGGGTTGCGCTTGGTGATTGCAGGGTGGGTGTGCTCGTCGAAGTCTTTGCGGCGGTTGAGTTCAGCGCGGGCTGCCTTCATTGCAGCAGCGGCAGTCATGTTTTCGTTGCCCTTCCGTTGGCGGATGGCGCGGGCCAGTGCGCTCAGGGATTGTTGGGTGGATGAGGTGGCTGAACGACGTCTGGATCCTGTACCAGTGCCGGTGCCAGTTCCGCTGCGGGTGACGTTGGGGAAGCCGTTGGATTGGAGGGTGCGGAAAGCGGACTCGGTTGAGGGTGTGGTGGTGGAGCGGGTGATGGTTTTGGCGATGCGTTTCGCTGCACCATCAGAAATGCCGTANGTGCCTTTGGANTTGGCGACGGTGGTGTGCCAGTGCTGGCGGAGAACGAGNTCACCGTGCTCGCGGCTGAGGATTTTGGGGCTGCTGCCTGTTTTGCGTCCGATCTCGAAGCGNGCAAATGCGGTCTCGGCATCACCAAGGGGTGAGGCAGCGTTTTGACGGTTGCCTCGNCCATTCGCTGTGAAGCGATTGATGTTGGATTCGATGTCGCTGAAGTAGGTGTCGTAGCTCTCGACTGCTGATTGACGGAGGGTTTTTGCTCGGGCGAGGCCACTGCCNGTTAATGCGGCGCTGAGGGTTTGTTGTGCACTGGCGAGACCGTTGGNGCGNGCTGCTCCTTTGATGCCANTGCCCATCCTGCGCTCGACAGCAGGCATNGCCACATCACGGAGGTAGACGTCATTGCTGACGATCCCCCGGTTCTTCATATCTCGCNTGAGATCCCTGCCGATGGCGTTGATCTTGTCTCCAAGCTCTTTTTCGACNCCNNTGTTTCGATNGGNNTGAGANCTGTCANCTNCATTGCCAATACCTCGANCCACATTCTTTTTGNTNAAGCNGAATTGNGTGGTGAGGTACTCGTTGGCAGCGCGCTCGGAGTAGATGCTGTGGCCTTCCTTTGTTTTGGCTCCGAAGAGACGGCGGGCACCCGTTGTTTTCCAGGTTTCGAAGTTGCTCGTGTTCTCTCTGTTGTTCTCGTCTAGTTGATTGACAAGNTTGGATTTCAGAGTGAAGGCAGAGCGGGAGCGGAAGCTGAGGGGGCCGATGCGACCTGTGTTGCCAGCTGCGGCTGCAGCAGTTTCCCTCTGGCGGATGCCACTGACGACAGCACCACCGACAGTGCCAGCAGCTGCGGCAGCGTTTTGGCGTTGACGAGCTCGGATGCCACCGATGAGGGGGGCGTTGTTGAGGACTGAGTTGAATGCGTTGCGGGCAGGGACTTCGACTGCATCACGCCAGGAGGCGGGGATGCGGTTGCGGCCAAACCCCCAGCCAGCCGCTGCGGCGAGGCCGATGGAGGTGACGGCGAAGACGGTGTTGGTGCTCTTCTCCAGCCTGCGACGGAGAGCTTTCTTGGATTCGAGGTTGTCGCCAGGGGCGATCTTGACCACGCCTCGGATGACGCTGCGACGACCGCGCTCGAATTGGGCAGGGTTCTTGTTCTTGAAGCCGCGATAGACGTCACCACTGCCACGTTGGACAGAGGCGACACCAGCACTGATGTCCTGGCCGTGGACTTTGAGCTCGCTGTTGGTGCCCTGGCCTTTGAGGCGGCAGTCCCAGGTGGGAGGGATGCAGCGGCCACCGCATTTGGTGTTGGGTGGGGTGCAGTTGACCTTTTTGCTGGTTTTGCTGCGTTGGCTGCCACGAAGATCTGCTCTGGTGGCTTCGTAGGTGGCTGCCCGGACTAGGTCGCGCTCCTTGCTGTCCATCAGTAGGTGCCCCACCCGATTTGAAGTGATTCCAACTCACCAGCAGGAATGGGTGAGAGGCTGACCTTATCTTGCCTGGGATATAAGGCCCTAACACCGTCTCGGGCTGCTTTTAGTGATGCAAATGCGGTGGCATATGGGCCATCCACGCTTTCACCGTCGACATCAAATCGTGCTCGGTAGACGCGGTATGCCTTCGACCTGTGGGGGCCAAACACCATGACTGCAGCATTTTGAGCTCCATCCAGTCGTTGACCATCTGCGCCAACAACGTGTCCTGCTCTGATGGAATCGAGTTTGTGGGTGACCTGAATTCGGAGGTTTTGAGCGTCATAGACCTCAAAGCTGTCGGTCTTGCGGCTGTTGTCGGGTTGCTTGGTTTGGGTGGCGGCGTTTCCTCCGGCAGTTGTAGCGGCTTGATCCTCTTGCTCTGGTGCAGCAGCTTCCTCAGGATTGTTCATTGCCTGCATCTGCGCGTCGTAGCCAGCCATTTGGCTTTGGAACTGGGCGTCGGCGCTGACCTCAAGCTGGCGTGAGACGGCCTCGTTGAGTGTGGTTTCGATGCTGTATTCGGTTTCGCCCCAGCGAGATTGACGGACTTCGATTGGGTTGACGACGCCGAGCTGGATGTATTGGGCGTCGACCTGTGCCATTTGCAGGCGGAGCTCTGCTTTCTCCTTGTCGGTCTCGACGAAGGTGCTGGGGAAGTGGACTGCCCAGCTGGGAGGTTGGATGCCGCGAGTGGGGCCTTCTTTGGAGAGGAGGATGTAGCGGAAGACCTGCGTGATCGCAGTCCGCATGTAGTTCTCTTGCCAGTCCTCGACGATGGCTGCCCACATGCGCTCCTCGAAGCGACCTTCCTTGCCGAGGCCGCCTGGGGACTCACCAGTTAGGAGAGATTTGGGCCAGCCGATGGCGGCGCAGAGTTCGGTGAGGAAGGGGTCGAGTGCTGTTTGCAGACCGCTGAGGTTGCGGTTGAGGAATTCCAGCTCCTCCTCAGTGTCAACAGCCAGGCCGCCGTAGACCGAGCGAGAAAGTGAGTTCGCCTCCAGTCGCTTCTTGAGATCGCTCTCGTTGCCTGCGGCGATGCGCTGGAACAGGCCAGGGATCTTGTGAACGAAGACGTCTGCATCCTGCGCGATTTCAACAAGACCGTCCTGGGCAGTCCAATACTTCTTGAGGGCGTACCAGATGCTGCCCACCACGCTCTGACCCCAGCCGCTGTTGCGGTTACGGAGATTCCAGGGGAGATAGAGGCCGTCAAAGCGAGCGACACGGCTGCTGTGAATGCGGAGGTTGGTGTAGGTCTCCTCTTGGATGTCTGTCAGCTTCTGGCTGGTGTTGATCAGGTAGTGGCTGGGGCGGCTGTAGTCCGTGATCGTGAAATCTTGGGGTGTCAGCTCATGGCGGCTGAGAGGGATGAAGTCGTTGACACCTCGGATGCGGGTTTCATCGACAGGCTCTTCAGGCTGCAGGCCGTCATCAATGAGGAGGACCAGACCTGCGCCGCCGTATAGGCGCTGGAGCTTGATGACCTCGGAGAGCTTTTGGTGAAACTCGTTCTGCTTTAGGAACTCGTCGAAGCGGGGGAGGATGTCGTTTTCCTGGCGGACTGTTTCATCTCCCAGCTCCAGAGTGGTGCGCTTTTTGGTGCACTCGTTGGCTACAGAGTCGACGATGCGGCGGACGAGACCGTAGGTGTAGAGGGATTCGAGCTCGGTTTGGCTGGCGAGTTGGGCGTGGCCGACACGGGTGGCCTCAATCTTGCTTTTATTTGTGCCAAGACCAGTTAATACATTTATGAGCGCGCCATCGTTTCTACTTTGAGCGTCATTCCGGAAGTTAGTAGAAAAGTCAGAAGGAGATGGCATCTAACTTCCACAGCCTGGTCCTTACAGTTTACCTGGATTGAGAAGAAGGCGTCATATCTAATAACTCGGAGCTGAGTTGCATAACTCGGTGAAATGTTTAAGCAGGTCGAGCTTCAGTTGATAGTTTTCTAACCGGCTGGGTCAAAGCGCGCTCGATGCTCCAGCCACGTTCCAGGCGGGAGCAAAGGGTGCCGTCGTTCATACCAAGCTCTGCAGCCCAATCA